CCACGCAAAGAATTTTTTTTCGCATGGCCGAGAATTCCGAGCCGAAGGACCTGCTGGGCGACCCGCTGAAGCCGTTGCCAGACAGGCGGGGGCGGCGGAAGCTCCGGTATCCTCAGGAAGTCTATGAAAAGGTTGAGGTTCTGGCGGCGGGCGGTCTGACGCACGAGGAGATTGCGGACGCGATCCGCGTCTCGCCTCCGACGCTGAGGAAATATTTTCGTCCCGAGCTCGACAAGGCGCTCAGCCGGCAGAAGGCGGAGGCGCTGTCGCTTCTGGCCGAGCAGGCTCGGAAGGGCAACGTGTCGGCGATCAAGGCGTGGAACGCCGAGCTAGATAAGCAACGGGCGGCGGGCGCGCTTCGTGAGCGCGAGCGGCCGGCGCCCGCGCGGTCCGTGCCGGTCCGGGTGGCGGGGAAGAAGGAGCAGCGGCAGGAGGCGGCGGCCAACGTCGCGACGGCCGGCGGCAAGTTCGCGCCGCCGTCGCCGCCTAAGCTGTTCAACTGATGCACTCGACGGCCTGTCTGGATTGGCGCGAGCGGATCGTCGAGCGGCGCTCGATCATCCCGGCGCCGATCTTCGCCGATGAGGCTGAGGCGGCGCTCAACGTCTTCAAGTCGCTGCGGATCGTCGACGTCCCGAACAAGCCGACCTTCGGGGAGGCCTGCGAGCCCTGGGTCTTCGAGTTCGTGGCGGCGATCTTCGGCGCCTACGACAAGGAGAACACCCGAGGCGCGCGGTGGCCGACCCGCCTGATCCGCGAGTTCTTCATGCTGATCAGCAAGAAGAACGCCAAGTCGACGATCGCGGCCGGGATCATGGTGACGGCGCTGATCCGCAATTGGCGTCACTCCGCCGAGCTGCTGATCCTGGCGCCGACGCTGGAGGTCGCGAACAACTCATTCGGCCCGGCGAAGGACATGATCGCCGAGGACGACGACCTCCGGGCCCTCCTGCACGTGCAGGATCACACCCGGACCATCACGCACCGAACAACCAATGCGACGCTGAAGGTGGTCGCCGCCGACTCTGACGTGGTCAGCGGCAAGAAAGCCGCCTTCGTCCTGATCGACGAGCTGTGGATCTTCGGCAAGCGCGCGACGGCGGACGCCATGCTGCGCGAGGCGACCGGCGGTCTGGTGGCGCGTCCCGAGGGCTTCGTCATCTACCTGACCACCCAGTCGGACGATCCGCCGGCGGGCGTGTTCAAGGCGAAGCTGCAGTATTTCCGCGAGGTCCGCGACGGAAAGATCGAGGATCCTCGCAGCCTTCCGGTCCTCTACGAGTGGCCTGAGGCGATGATCAAAGCCGAGGCCTACCTCCGGCCCGAGTATTTCTTCGTCACCAACCCCAACCTTGGCCGTTCGGTCGACGCCGACTGGCTGAAGGACGAGCTCACCAAGGCGCTGCGCGGCAACCGGGAGGCGAAGCAGTCCTTCCTCGCCAAGCACCTGAACGTTGAGCCGGGCATGGCGTCCCGATCCGACAACTGGGCCGGGGCGGAGTTCTGGGCGCGGCGGGCGGACGAGAGCATCACGCTCGACGCCATTCTCGCGCGCTGTGAGGTGGTGATCGTCGGGCTCGACGGCGGCGGCCTGGACGACCTCTATGGCATGACCGTGCTCGGGCGCGAGACGACCGAGATCGAAGTGGCGGCGGAGGCTGCGCCTGAAGAGGTCCAGGACCCGGTCGACGGCAAGAAGCGCGTCAAGCGCTGGCTGTGCTGGTCCCACGCGTGGGCGCACCGTATTGTGCTGGAGCGCCGGCAGTCGATCGCGACCAAGCTCCAGGACCTGGCGGCGGCTGGCGAGCTCACGATCCTCGACGACGGCGAGATGGAGGGCGCGCTGCCCGCCGACATCGCCCAGATGGTGAAGATCATCAAGAAAATCCGCGACGCGGGGGTGCTCTGTTGCGTCGCCGCCGACCCGGCGGGGCTGGGCGAGATGATCGACGCCCTGGCCGAGATCGACATCGTCCCGGACAACCAAAAGACCGGCTTCGATTACGTCATCGGCGCGCCTCAGGGGTACGCGATGATGAACGCCCTGAAGACGTCCGAGAGAAAGTTGGCCAACGGCACGCTGCTCCACGCCGACCAGGCGCTGATGGACTGGGCGGTCGGCAATCTGAAGATCGAGAACACGGCGACCGCCATCCGCGCGACCAAGCAGAACGCCGGCGACGCCAAGATCGACCCGGCCATGGCGCTGTTCAACGCTGTGACCGTGATGTCGACCAATCCTGGCACGCAGCGCTCCGTCTACGAAGATCGCGGCCTGATCATTCTGGGGTGAGCGAGAATGACTGTGGATGCCGCGATGCGCCGCGCCGGCGCAGCCTTCCTGTCCTGGCTGCCGATTGCGGGGCGTGACGCGCTGGGCCTCGCCGGCCTCTCGTCGATCGCCTATGGCTGCTGGCTGCTGGCCCCGGCGGCCGGCTTCATCGTCGGCGGCGTCGAGGCGGTTGCGATCTGCGCGTTGGCGACCGCCGCAGCCGGGGCGCGGTAGTGGCGCGCGGCCTTTTCGGGGCGCTCGCCCGCGGCGCCCAGGCGCTGACGCGAAGCGCCGACGGCGCGGACGACAGGTTTTGGGACGGGGCCTGGTGGTCGACGCCATCGGCGACCGGCATCCAGATCAATCAGCAGACGGCGCTCCAGGCCACGACCGTCATGGCCTGTGTGCGGATCCTGTCCGAAGACGTCTCCAAGATGACGCCTCGGTTGTACCAGCGGTACGACAAGGGCATTCACAAGAAGGGCGCGCGCCAGAAGATCGGGATCAAGGAGCATCCGCTCGCTGCCCTGTTGCACCGCCCGAACGACTGGCAGACCTGGCCGGAGTTCTCCCGGCAGATGGTCGTGTCGTTCGCGCTGCGCGGGAACGCCTATGCGGTGATCCTGCGCAACCGGCGTGGCGATCCGATCATGTTGGTGCCGATCAACCCGGACCGGGTCGCGTTGTGGCAGGCTCCGAGCGGCGAGCTGTTCTGGTGGGTGACGCGCTCGGGCCTGCATGAGCTGTGGGTGCTCCGCAACCAGCCGCTGATGATCCCGTACGAGGATATGTTCCACCTCAAGGACCTGTCCGCCGACGGCCTGGTCGGGACGTCGCCCATCGCGCTGGCCCGCGAGGCGATCGGCCTCAGCCTGGGGCAGGAGCAGCAATACGCCCGGCTGATGGGCAACGGCGCCCGGCCATCCGGCGTGCTCACGACCGACCAGAAGCTGACCGACACGACCGCCGCGCGGCTGCGCGCCGACTGGGAGAAGCTCCAGGGCGGCCTGGCCAATTCGGGCCGCACCGCGATCCTCGAACAGGGCCTGAAGTGGCAGCAGCTGACGATCGACTCTGTCGACCTGCAGTTCCTGCAGATGCGTCAGTTCCAGGTGATCGAGATCTGCCGCATCTTTCGCGTCCCGCCGCACATGGTCGGTGATCTGTCCAAGGGCACGTTCAACAACATCGTCCAGCAGGCTCAGGAGTACCGGAACAACACCCTGAGCAGCCATACGGACATCTGGGAGAAGCGCTTCGACTTCACCTTCGGCCTTGCTGGTGACGACTACGAGGTCGACTTCGACGAGTCGGCGCTGCTGAAGGCGGACCTGACCGCCCGGTACAACGCCTATCGCGTCGGGGTGTTGACCGGCTGGGACACGCGCAACGAGGTGCGCGTGAACGAGGGCAAGGACCCGATCGACGGCCTCGACGAGCCGCTGGTGCCCGCGAACGAAATGCCGGGATCCGACATGGGCGGCGAGAACCCTGGCGCGGGCCAGCCCAGCCAGACCGTCGACGTCAACAACCAGCCGGTCTCCGGCGCACCGGGAGAGTGAACGATGCCTGCGAGCGCCGCTCGCGCCTCGGACGTGCTGCGCCGTTTCGCGCCCGTCGAGGTCGCTGACGTCGGGGCGGACGAGTGCGTGGTCACCGTCTGCACCAGCAATATCGCGCTGGACGACGACCTCTGGGTGATGGAGGGCATCGACCTGTCGCGCTACCTGGCGCATCCGGTCGTGCTCCGCGATCACGACATGACCCAGCCGGTGGCGCGCGCCAGCGACCTCAAGGTCACGCCGCAGAAGATCACCGCCCGCGCGACCTTTCCGCAGATGGGGGTCTCGGCCAAGGCGGACGAGACGCGCGGCCTGGTCAAGGGCGGCTTCATCACTGGCATCAGCGCCAGCATCGCCGTGCTGGAGAGCGAGCCCCTGGATCCCCGTAACCCGCGCGGCGGCCGGCGCATCACCCGGTCGATACTGCTCGAGTTCAGTTTCGTGTCCGTGCCGTGTGACGCGATGAGCGGCGTAACGGCCAGGTCCAGAGGAGAGCGCACCGTGGCGGACAAGCATGATTGGAAGGTCGGCGCCGCCCGCGGTCTGCCCATCGACGCGTCCGACGACTGGGATGGCGGCGAGGCCGCGCAGGCGATCTTCGACCACGCCGGCGGCGACGATTTCGATCCGGCCGAAGCGCGCCGCGGCTTCCTGTTCTACGACGCCGAAAATCCGAGCGAGCGGACGGCCTACAAGTTCCCGATCGCCCTGGTGAAGGACGGCGAGCTGGTCGTGCCGAAGGGCGCGATCCGTGCCGCCGCGGCCGACCTGCCCAAGGCCAAGGACATTCCCGACGATGTGTTGAAGAAGGGGGAGGCGGTGATCGACGCCTACAAGAAGAAGGCCAAGATCGGCGACGACGACGGCGACGACGCCGAGCGCGCCATTCGCGCGGCGCACCGCCGCATGCTGGGCGCGCCGCGCCGCCAGCGTGGTCTCTACGAGGTCGCCAGCCTCTGCTACCTGATGGCGGGTCTGAACTATCAGGCCCATACCGCGAAGGCCGAGCAGGCGCTCGAAGGCGACGACTCTGAAGTGCCGGGGATGCTGCTCAACGTCCTTCATGGACTGGGCGCCGCGCTCGTCGCCATGACGCAGGAGGAGGTCGAGGAGGTGCTCGACGGCCACGGCGTCGACGAGGACGAGCTCGACGCGGTCGAGGACGCAGAACGCGCCTTCGTTCTCGGCGCGCGCTCGACCAGGGCGCGGGCCTTCCGCTTCGCCCTGGTGCAGCTGCGAGCTGGCAAGGCGATCTCGAAGACCAACGCCGAGAAGCTGGAGGAGGCCGATGAGCACCACGACCGAGCCCTCAAGCACAATCGCGGCGTGGCCGAAGCCCATGATGCGGCCGGCGGTCACCTCGAAAAGGCCCGCGCCTCGCATCGTGCGGCCGAAGCTGCCGTCAAGGACGGCGGAGACGGGGCCGGAGAGCGCGCGTTGAAGCACATCCGCGCCGCAGGCGAGCATCTCGGCGACCTCGCCGACGCTCACGCCGACGCGGGCGATGGCTGCCGCGCCGCGATCCGTTCGGTCAAGGCCGCTCGCCGCTGCGTACGCGCCGTGCTCGGGCAGGCCGGGCAGGCCGACGACGCCGATCCGGAACCCGCGACCGAAGACGACAGCGAGCGCCAGCGTCGCGCCCGCGCGCTGCAGCTGAAGGCCAAGGCGCTCGCCTTCGCGGCCTGAGCCGGCCGCGCTAGCTCGACCCTCTCCATTCCCCACCAGCCCTGGCGGGGCGCCCCGGCGCGCGTTCGCGCCGTCCACTGCGCACAGAGGAGACCTCCATGCCGCGCACCCTGAAAGAAGTCCGCCAGGCCTACAAGGAAGCCACGGACGCCCTGCCTGCCCTGGTCCGCGATGCGGCCGCGTTCGAGGCCAAGGAACGGGAGATCGCCGAGCTCGAAACCGAGATGGGCGTGCTCGAGCGCGAAGGCCGCGCCGTCGACATCCGCACCCGCTCGCTGCTGCCGGCCGGCGACCTTCCCGCGCCGGTCGAGGATCTGCGGATCAGCGAGACGCTGTCGCGCTTCGAAGGCCGGTCGTTCAGCCCGAACGGCGGCGACGTCAACGTCCAGCTGGCCCTGCGCTTCAACCAGCTCGTCCGCGCCGCGCGCGCCGAGCGCGGGGTCACCGCCATCGACCCGCAGACGCAGTTCCGCGGCTTCGGTGAGTTCCTGCAGGCGGTGTTCACCGCGGCGACCTCGCACGACCGGAGCATCGACCCGCGCCTGGTGCGCGCCGGACCGGACGTGGTCCGGGCCCCGTCCGGCGCGTCCGTCGTCGATCCTACCGGCGGCG